CTATAGCCTTTGTAGAATTTTCTGTTGTTACTCCATTACCTGCTTGATAACCAAGGCTTGTGTTGTTATCTCCTGTACTCTGAACTAATGCCTGATAGCCTACTGCCGCCAAATTTGTACCAGTAACATTGTCACGCAGTGCTTGATAACCTACGGCTGTGTTTTGAGAGGCGGTGGTGTTTGATTGTAAAGCAGCATGACCAATTGCTGTGTTGTACTCAGCGTTGGCGGATGAAAGAGCCTGTCTTCCTACGGCAGTATTAAAGTTTCCTGTTGTATTTGACTGAAGTGCAGAACGACCTACTGCCACATTGTAAGAGCCTGTTGTATTAACAATTAATGCTTGATAGCCACCAATAGCGGTATTGTCTGTTCCTGTGGTGTTATCTCTTAATACTTCAAAGCCAACAGCACAGTTAAATGTAGCGGTAGTGTTTGCATAAAGTGCTTTATACCCAACAGCAGTTATATAACCACCTGTTGTTGTACTATACGCAGCTTGATAACCTACTGCTGTGTTGTTAGAGGCGGTGGTGTTTAAGCGTAACGCACTATCGCCTAATGCTGTATTGTAATTTCCAGTTGTATTATTTTGTAAAGCAACAAAACCAACAGCCACATTATCTGCACCTGTAGTGTTACTACCCATTGCCGCACGACCAACAACTGTATTTTGATTTCCTGTGGTGTTGGCATAAAATGCACCATGACCAAATACAGCGTTATCCCCGCCTGTTGTTGTGCTGTAAGCGGCTTGATAACCTACTGCTGTGTTATTAGATGCGGTAACGTTGTTAATTAAAGACTGGTCGCCTATAGCGGTGTTATATGAACCAGTAGTATTTTGATTTAAACCACCTACACCAACAGAAGTATTTGAATCACCTGTTGTTTGATTGTTTTGTGTATATGCGCCAATGGCAGTATTTCTAGAGCCTGTACCTGTTCTTAGAGCATCACGACCAACAGCGGTGTTATAAGGACTAGTAGTATTTGTAAATAATGCACCATAACCAACAGCAGTATTGTCTGTACCTGTTGTATTACTATATCCTGCTTGATAACCTACTGCTGTGTTATTAGATGCGGTGGTGTTTGAGTAAAGTGCTTGAGAACCAAGTGCTGTATTGTTGCCACCTGTTGCACCGGGAGAACCTTGTAACGCTGACCAACCCAATGAGGTATTGTTTGTCCCTGTACTAGTGTGGTATCCAGCTTGAAAACCTACATGGGTTACGTTTGCGCCAGTAGAGGAATACCCAGCAGTCTGACCAACATAGACACCATATTGTGCATTAGTTGAATAACCTGCTTGTTGACCAATAGCAACAGTAGCCCCACTACCGTTTGTATACGAATATAAAGATTGATAACCTACTGCTGTGTTATTAGAGGCGGTAGTGTTTAGTATTAAAGCATCACGACCAATGGCTGTGTTGTAACTACCAGTAGTATTTGACTGAAGTGCTGAACGACCCACACCTGTGTTAGATGCACCTGTTGTGTTACTGTATAAAGTATAGTGACCTATTGCAGTAGGGCTATCGCCAGTAGTATTGCTTCTACCTGCTAAAGAACCAACTGCTGTAACACCTGTTGCGGTAGTATTTGTGTATGCAGCTTGGTATCCTATTGCGGTATTATCTGAGGCAGTATTATTTAGTAACGAACTATTTCCAATAGATACATTATAATTACCTACTGCTGTAAATTGTTGTGATGATTGACCTATGGCTATATTGGCTGTACCAGATGTTAATTGGAACATAGTAAAATCACCAAGACCTATATTGCTACTCCCTGTAGCACCTGCGGCATTACCGCCAAGGGTATATTGCCCAATACCTATATTGTTAGAACCTGTTGTGGTTTTGTTAGCATTTGCACCAATAGCAATATTTAAAGTACCTGTTGAGTTAAATGCTAAAGCACTAGCACCAAGAACTGTATTTGTAGCAACTGCACCAGCACCACGACCAACAGTAATACCATAAACAGTTAAGTCAGTACCAGAGTATAAAAGGTTGGCTGAGTCTGTTAGTAGACCTGCGGTGGTTGCGTAAGGTACACGACCACTTGTTAGGCTAGAGAATGTAATCGAGCCTGATGATGTCAACCCTGTCAGACCTGTCAGAACACCCGCATCGCTCAAGATGCCAACTGAGTTCTGTATTAGCTTGCCTGTCGTTAAATCAAACCTTGCCAAGGCGTTATCCGTAGCACTTGCAGGCCCGACTACATCGCCCGATGCGCCTGATGTTGAGGCGAGCAGAGTGACTACACCAGAGTTATTCTTGTAGTATAACTTGCCGTCGGTGATGTTGATAGCCAACTCACCGTTTGCTAAGTTACCAGCAGTTGGTACAGCCGCCGCAGTGGTGCTGTAATAGAGAGATAAGGGCGTATAGCCTGCTTGTGACATTAGAATGTTCCTCCAAAAATGCCTGTAGTGGCAGTGACTGTTGTAAAGTTTCCTGTTGTAGGCGTTGTAGCACCAACAGTACCGTTAATATTAATTGATGCAGTACCTGTTAAATTTGTGACCGTACCACTGCTTGGTGTACCTAATGCGCCATTAAATGTTACAAAAGCGCCAGCAGAGCCTACATTGACCCCTAAAGCCGTTGCAACACCTGTACCCAAACCAGTTATAGAACCAACCGCTGGGGTTACTGTTGTGTTCCCTGCCAAAGTCAATTGACCCTGCGCATTAACAGTAAAAGTCCCAACTTGTGTTGCTGAACCATAAGCACCAGCAGTCACAGCAGTATTAGTAATACTAATTACTGTTCCCGCTACTGTAATTCCAGTACCGCCAGTATAAACTTGTGAACTGCTAAATTCAGCAAAAGTAATAGCCGTTGTACCAAAAGTAATGACACCAACCGTAGTAACTACAAACGAAGTGCCTTTATTAACAGTTCCGTTTTGGGTAAAGAAATAATCGTTCTGGCTGAGTTGGTCAATACCTGTGCCATAAGTGTCGGCATCAGTAGCACGAGTAAGAACCGTTCCACCTGTTGCCCATGTATAAACACCGTTGTAGGCTTGATTAACCTCATTCTTAATTAATACACGATTTGTATTTAAGAGGGTATATCCATCCAAAACAGTTAACGCAACAGATAAAGTTATGGTTGCACCAACACCAGCAGTCCCATTGTTATAAGTAACCGTACCACCAGTGGTTGATGCAAGGCTTGCAGTTGTAGCCGCTTGTACTGGTTGATGATAAGTCAACCCTGTTGCTACAAGTCCATCTACATACTGTTTAGTTGTTAATTGCAAGTCAGATACGGGGTTTTGAGTTACCGTGACTGAAGTCAATCCAGCAGGTGTTAAAGAAGTCCCACCTAATGCAATATTAGTTGTTCCAAGCGTGATAGAACTATTAGTCAGCGCTGAGTTTGGAATATTAGTAAATGTATTACTAGAGCCACTCATTGACTTGTTTGTTAGTGTTTGAGTTGCTGTCAAAGTTGCAACAGTATCTGCACCAACAGTTGCAGAAGTCATGTTAAATGCACCACCTGTTACCGTCTTACCTGTAAAGGTTAAAGCCGTAGGCAATGACAAAACAGGTGTTTGACCACCAGATGAAGTGATTTCATTAGCAGTTCCACTTACGGAAGTTACAGCACCAATTGCCGTAGCAGAGATAGATACACCAACCGCAGAAGTTAATTGACCTTGTGCATTGACAATAATTTGAGGGACTGTTGAAGAATCACCATAAGTTCCAGCAGTAACTGCTGTGTTGGCTATAGAAATAGTTCCCGTAGAGGTAATTGGGCCACCTGTCAGTCCAGTTCCAGTTCCAACCGAAGTAACGCCAGAACCCGTAATAACTGAACCCCAAGCACCGTTTGCATACCCTTCAAAGGTTGCTGTAGTCGTGTTATAGCGGAACATCCCATTAATTGGGCCTAGACTTCTTTGTCCTGTTGTTCCTGCGGGAAAGGCAATGCTACCAGTGCCGGGAACTATTGGGTTAGAAGCCAAACTAATGACTGGAGCCGTAGTTCCATTGACAACGGTTATTTGGTCAGCAGTTCCAGTAACAACCGAAATTGTTCCATCACCAGAACCTAAAGTAACCCATGCCCCACCTTGGTATCCCTCAAAACGCGCAGTCGTTGAGTTGTAGCGAATCATGCCATTGACTGGCGCTACTGGACGACTTCCAGTCGCTCCAATAGGTAAAGTAAGACTAGCAGTACCACCCAAAATAGGATTGTCTGCCAAAGAAATTGTTGGTACACCGCTTACACCATTACCGTTAGCGACCGTAACTTGGTTGGCTGTACCTAAAAGAGTCACCGCGCTAATAGCGCCACCAGAAGAAATAGTCATCAAACCATTAGCGCTGAGGTTTGCCAAGTTTAATACTTGACCAGCTAAAGCAATGGTTGGGTCACCAGATATACCAGTTCCATTGGTGATTGCAAGACCAACACCAGTAACAGCGATAGAACGCCCTGTAATTGCTGTAGAAGACGTTTTTACCTGAAAGCCAGTACCAGAGTTTACTAAAGACAATAAAGCGCCTGTAGTGCTTATATTAAAGAGTCCTTGAGCGCCTGCATCCGTAATCACTAAACCATTCGTTGCGCCAACATAACGACTATTAGGAAGCTGAGGTGTTTGGGTGACCGTTAAATAGGTGTACGTCTGCGTAGGCGAGTTTGCAATCGCGCCCGTAGTCGTCTGCACTGTCACGCCATTTTGGACAATAGGAACAGCCTCTGCGCCTGTTATAGCGCCTGCGGCTGGGAGTTGTAATATGGAGACTTGTGCTGACATTATGTACTCGTATTGTCTGGGGGATTAGGCGCAATAGTGTCCTTGTTCCCTGTGTTAGTAGGAGTTTGAGTATTTTGTTCGGTCGAAATTTGGAATTGGCTGGAGCCGTCCATGTTCTGACTTCCAGTCATTAGGAAGTTATCGTTAGCCGCAACACTCACATCAGGGCGTGCAAACCGAAGGTTAATCCTTTCGGTTTTCCGTGCCGCCAAACGGTAGGGGTCTAGGGTATCCCAACAGCCTTGTCCGCATACACGAAGGCCGGGGCTGTTTCCATCTGGCCTCAAGTCCACATAGGTACGCTTCATCTTGCACCTATCGCATACCGCGATTGCAAGTGAAGTGAGTCCCTCGGTGTCAAGAAAAATAGGCATTATCTTGTGTAAACTGAAATATTAGGGGCAAAGTAAATTGGCGACTTATCGCGCTCTTCCTGCTCTGCTTCGTACAAATACTTATCCGCCATCTTTTCAAGATAGTTAACCCTATCCATTGGAACTTGCGGGAGTTCGAGGCTCATCCTATGAGCCAGCATGAAAATAACAGCTTCATACCAACGCTGAGGTATCTGTAATTCATCCGTTAAAGCACCGACATCCATAATTTGCGTGGAATACCATACAGTCATTTGGACAAAAGGATTGCTTGGTGTAGGCCACAAATAGATAGTTGGAGTTGGAATTGTGCGGTCAAACCAAAATTGGAAGGGTTGGTTTGCTGTAAAGTTCTTATTTGGTAAATTGGTATAGTCATCGCGATTTAGGCGAGACATCATTACTTCGGTGCTGTTATTGCCTATATACCACTCACGAAGGGCTAAAGTAGTGCCACTTGAGGCTTTAATTCGATAGAAGGGGACGTTTTGGCCGGGGTCTATATCTGTCCATACCCATACATTATCGCTAACGCTTATCGCGCCAAGGTTCTCTAAGTCGTAATAAGTCGTGCCATCCATCGAGTATTGCAGTGCAATATTCCACGTTGCAGACCCATTATTGGCAATATAAGGTAAAAATCCAATAGAACCTGCATAAATAGGGTCAGACGTACCGTAATTGACGGTAAAGCTACCATTTGCAGAATTTTGTTGGGTATAGGTGTCTACGTTGCCATCGTACAGATTTGCAACCGTACCACCAGCAGATGATGTATATGCCCCTACAGGGCGATTTAATGTGCGATATAAGACGTTTAAAGTGTCAACAGCACCACTAGGTAGGGTATAGCGGTATTTGTCCGCAGACAGCCCTATAACCTCTTTACTGATACACCAATATTGAATACCTCGATTAATGAGGTTAGAAAGAAGGAAACCTAGCGATTGACGTGAAGTCAAAACTTGCTCAGAAGTTAGTTCTTCAGCCAACTTACCGCACCGACGAGCGCCGTGGTCAATCAACGTCTGTACGTTGTATGTTTGTCCGTAGGTGTCAGAGTACGCCATAACTATCCTTTACCAACCAGAGCATTTCCAACGCTTCAGCGATGCTTTTGCTCTAGGAGCATCACCTTTTGAGTGTTCTACAACGCCAGACATACGCGCACAAAATGAATCTTTTCTAGAACCACCTTGTGGCTGGGGTGCTTTTAAATGACTTCCAGTTTCTCTATTGTACTTGTCTCGACCCTTTTGTGTAAGTCCTGCGCCCTTATCTACTGATAATTTTTCGCCTCGACCAACAGCTAAACTTGGCCCACCTTCTTTCAGTTTGGCGGTTTTTGCTGACTCCCTAAACGCTTCAGCAGTTGGCGCACCTTTGCTACCAACTCTGCGCATTTTTTCGCCAGAACCTTCTGCAATTCTTTCACGCTTTGCATGAATGTTGTCATACAGACCTCCTCCTTTAAATTTTTTTCCCTCATCAGCCTTGGCAAACTCTTTGCCAACTTTTGTGGGAATGCCTACCTTTTTAGCAAAAGAGGGGTTGTGAGCAACCGCCTCCATCAAACGATGTTGGGCTGGTGATTTGCTTGGCATGATTAGCCGCAGAAAATAGTTATTGCCGCACTTGCTGGCAAGGTTACATGAATGCTAGACGTAAAACGAATACCATTGCCGGGAATAATGTTTGCAAATGGGTTATTTGTGTTGGCAGGAATATTAATTTTCATAAGAACAGTTCCACCAGAGCCACCATCACGAAAAACTATTTCTCCAGCAGTTCCGCCAGATAATGCTTGGTAACCAGCAAGGTTTGTTGCTCCCGCATAAATGGTTCCAGTCGCATCAGCGTGTGCCGAAAATACATTTGTCAATGTTGACATTTCAATCTCCAAAGAAAGTAGGAGGCTAACCCCCTACTAGTTTTTAACAAGCACGTCCACCGCGTTTTTTACCTGCTGGCGAAACTGTTATAGACCTTTCACGCTCTGTAACAGAACCCTGACCCTTTATTGAAGAAGGCATTGATTTCTCTTTGTCACTTACAGCGCCTTGACCAGTTAGGCTTGCATAAGCCTTCTTAGCTTGGCGTGGTAAATACATTAAAGCATCAGTCATCATCTTGCGGTCTGCCTCATTCTCTGCCTTTTCACGAGCATAGTGAGCGTCATACGCGCCTTTTGATACATCTTCATAATCGGAAGTCGAACCTCCACCAGCCATACGCTTAGGCGAACCATATTTCAGATTGCTGTCAGTTTTAGCTTGACGCATAGCGGTTGCGTTTTCAGCCTTATTCATCTTTAACAAACGGGCTTCCGCAGGAGTTGCACGACCACCTGTCTTATAAGTACCAGCCAATTGGCTAATTCTTACTGGAGCAGGTGTTGGCTTACGACCTTGAGGCATCGCGACGGGACGACCTGAATCAACAGTTCCCCCCGCCGCGTAGGCTTTTTTTGAGGTTTTACCCCCCATTTTAAAGCCTCCAGCGTTTCCATAACGAACACCGCCTGTACCCGCAGGAGAGCGGTCAGGCTTTGCTGTATCTACAAGGGTTGTTGCATACGAACCAGACATACTTTCAGATGGAATCTGTTTACCAGTCGAGCCGCCGTTTTTGTAACCACCAGCGTTAGACTTAGTTACGCCACCAGTAGCATACTTTTTGGCCTTGCCGCCCATTTTAAATCCACCAGCATTGCCTAGCTTTACATCGCCAGTTTTAGCAGGTGAATGGTCAGCTTTAGCTTGATGCATTAAAGTGGTTTTGTAAGAGCCAGAAGTTGTTTCAGAAGGGATTGCTCCGCCTGTTGCATACTTTTTCATGCCACCTTTTTTCAGCTTGAGTGAAGTGCCTTTTCCGCCCTTATGCTCTTGCATATCATGTTGCTTGAAAGCCTTCTTAATCATTGCTTTGTCTTGCGCTGTATCGCCGCCTTCAGCTTTGCCACCTTTTTTCATTGGAGGCGCAGGCATTGGAGGGCCAGACGGAGTGACAGCAGGTTTAGCCATCATCGCCTTACGACGTGAAGCCATAGAAGGCTTGCCGGGTGCGCGAACAGGAGCATTAACAGCAGGACGACCCACCAAAGCAGGAGTTCCTGACATCATGTCCAAAGCGCCACCACCCATAGCCATTTTCTTATGACCAGATTCGGCTTTACCACCTTTTTTCATGTTTACATGACCGCCTTTAGCGAGTTTTAACTCAACTGTAGGCTCTGTGGTCATCATTTTGACCATTGGTTTAAATTGTCCCATATTGCTCTCCTATTAGGAAACAAGGTTTTGGTTAACACCGAGAGCGCCAACGCGAGTAGCGTTAGGGCCAACAGCAATGGCGGGTAGCATAATTCCCAACACCAAACGCTTGATACCGTCTGCCGCTGAAGATGGGTCAAAAGTACCACGCACATCACCAGTAGTTGTAGTTGCAGTAGCAGTAGCGGCGGCAACAAAAGTACCTGTGTCTAGTGCAAAAGAACCAGCCCAACCAACGTGGCAAATGTAACCACCATCAACTACTCGCACTGGTATACCAAACACATCGGTAGTTCCAATTGCAATTGTTGCACCCAATGCACCAGAGATAGTTGCGGATACAATTTGGTAGAAGGCTTTCTTGCCAGCAACCGTAGTTGACTGAACAGTACCAGTTGCAATAACTTCACTCATTGCTTGACCATAATAATCATAACCAGTAATTGTTACGTTACGGTCTGTCAAAGTACCTGTACCAGAAACAATACTGACAGCGCGAGGGCAATCAAGTTGCAACACAGTTGTGCCAGAAGTATTGACTACGGACTTTACAGAAGTTCCAGCGGTCAATGTAATGGATGAAGATGTAGTCTGAGCAAGAGCAATATTATTTGCTGTAAGCGCTTGAGGAACAACATCCCAAACGTATATGCGACCTAATGGGCCAACACCTACGCTCATTGGAGATGGATTTTCAAAAGGTTCGTTGTCGTGAAGAGTTAATGCAGTTGTATTGGCAATATTAATTGCTTGGTTAAGGGTGTAAGTTCCTGTGCCACCAGTACCAGTTCCAAGCGCAGTAATGTAAGTGCCGTCGGTCACGCTTGTACCATCAACGTACATACCAACAACGATTGGTGCGCCAAAATTTAACGCAGTAATTGTTAGAGTTGAAGAAGAAACGCCACCAGTTCCGCCAGTTGCGGTGGTGGAGTATGGGCGAAGACCCGTACCCATATAGGTTACGGCTGACCCTAAAAATAAATCATCTGAATATTGAGGCATTTTGTCTGCTCCTTGAAAAGTTTGACAAATACAAATTAACAAAAAAGGGGCTGGGTTTTATCCCAACCCCCTGTAGCGCGATTAAACGCCGGGTGTGCCGTAAACGGCGCGTGGGTCAGTGAAACCAACTTGGTAACGCTCAGTAGCCTTGTAGCGCATAGAGTCGGTCTCAAAATCACCTTCCATAGTTTTTTCGAGTTTACGACGCATTAGCAACTTCATGCCTTCTGGAGCATCAGTTTGAACCCACCATGCTGTTTGGTTGGTCAAACGAGACAACACAGCCGCACCTTCGTCCAACAAGCCAATAGACTTGACAGGGTTGATGTCGTTGTTGCCTGTACCAGCGCGAAGCACTGATTTCAACAGAACTTCAGCTTGGAAGACATTGCCGGGTGCCACAATCAACTGACGTGGAACCAAACGAATCTTCTTACCATTGTTGTCCACAGCTTGACGAATTTGAATCAACATCTGTTCGAGAGATGTTTGGCTCAAGTTAGCCGCAGTGGATAACAAATTGCTGAAAGTACCGTTCACGATTGGGTGAGATGTGCTGTTTAGAGCAACTCCATCACCGCCGGGGTAGCTTGAGTTGAATGCACGATTCAACACGTTAGCTGACAACGTCTCTTTAGTCTCAATCAAAGACTGAGCCAAGTGACGTGCGTAAACCTGACCAATACGAATATGGTCGCCATCTTCAACCAACACTTTGGTTAACGCGAAGGCTAGGCCATACACGTTATACACATAGCGTTGCAAGAAGAGTACGCCACCTTGCTGATACGAAACAGGAGTTCCGTCAGGCAATTGTGGAGCGGCTCCAAATCCATAAAGGACTGGTTCTTCGTGGTAGTTACGAGGGATACCTTCTTGTTCACGGAAAACTCGTGACCATTCATCGGTACGTTGGTCATAGACTCCATCGAAGCATTCGTTAAGAATTGGCTCAACGATACTTCTAAAGTCCGTACTGCGCATTGGAGCGGCCATTTTTTAGTCCCCCTTAAATAGCATTGATGGTGGCAACATACTGGCTTCGGCTCACTTGAACCTGAACCACGGTGTATGCGTCACCCCATGCGTTATCAACACCGGGCGACAAATTGATGATACGCATATCACCAACAGCGCTCGAACCCACCAAACTCGTAGAGATGGTGCATTGCGACAAACCAGTGGTCGTAGAACCAGCAGTAATGTTGCTAAAGTTTGCTTGGTCACCAACCGAAGTTTGAGCCAAGCTACCGTCTGCCTGAATGTCGTAAACGATATTAGGGTCAGAATAGTAATAAGTCACTTCAGAACCAGTTTGGTATGCAGTGTTTGCAATCCATTGGTTGCTGACAATACGACGACCAGTAAGGTCGGTGTACTCGTGACCAGCGAAAGCACCTTGGTAGGCGCTACCAGCAGTAGCGGCAATAATGTTTCCGCTAGTGTTGAGGGCTACAGGCTGACCTTTTAAAATGCCAGAACTATAACCAGAGGCAATACCGTTGGAAAGCGCTACCGCTCTGTCCAAACCCGTAGGATGGAAAGAAGGGCGCATACCAAACGGAGCATTAGTTGAAGACATAGTCTTTCTCCTTTGTTCAGTTAAAAACCCTACCCAGCAAAATGCGGAGCAGGAATTGGTTTGTCAATGTCATTAAGCCCTTCGCCTTCAATCTGACCGAGGCTTCTGCCTCGACTATCACGTCCAACATTTTGCTCTGCCTGAAGTCGAATTTTGTTCGCCTCCTCAAGCGGTGCATCATGGTGAAAATGAGACATAATTTCTTGATACATATCCATAGGGATTTTGTACAAGAGCATCTCATTACACGAGATATAACCTTCATGTTCTCCAGCTTTTACACGGTTATTTCGCATTTGAGGTAACTCATCCGCTTTCACGGGAACGTACCCAAGTCGAATCCGTTTATCAATGCTGTCGTAACTGTTAGTTGTCGACAACCAGCAAACGTGCCATCCCTTTAATTCAGGAACAGCGGGCAATGCACTTTGTACCCATTCGTCTTTCCACATCTTGCGACGTTCATCCGACGATGCCATTTTGTCCTCTGGAGCCTCGCGAATCGTGTCGCGACTTCCGCGATTATCGCGGTCTCCAGCATTCAAATTTTTCTTTAAACGAGAATCCATTTTATTACTCCTTAACCGTTATTGTTGCGTGCTTCTAAGGCGTAGCGTCGAATCATCTTCGCTCGTTTCTCAGCGTCATCCCACATACCTGCATCTTTCATAGCCCTCACCTGTTCGGGTGACAAGGTAAATGAATTACCTCTACCATTATTCGATGCATATTCGCGGCCTGAACTCGTCACTGCACTTCGCGGTCTTGAGCGAGGTTTCTCGTCTGCATCTTCAGTATACCTGTGAGGTACTACTCTTTGCAAGCGTCTATCAAGTTCTTCCCAATATTCCGCAGTTTTTGGGTCATAACCCTCTTCTGCAAGTATTGAATCTTCGTTGAGAGCGCGTCTAGAATCGGGGTCTTTCCCATTTGGGTCGTACCACGGGTTATTTGCCATCCAATTGTTGGCGTGACGCTGTAGCTGTGGGTCTGGAGCCTGAATAGTACGTTGTGCCTGTGGAGCAACAGCGCGTTTCTTCAAGTTTGCCAAAGCCTCTGCCTGACGACGTGCTTCAAACCACATTTCTTGCGCAGAAGTCAGCAATTCACCGTTACCAGTGCGTGTTGCCTCAGAAATCTTCTGTTTTGCAAACAAAATGCGATTATCTTGGTCTTCAATTGCCTTATCTAAGCGTGCAAGGTCACTTCCGTGGGACTTGCGCTCTAAAACAGACAATCTTTCGAGCAATTGTTGGTTCTGACGTTCTAAAAGCGTCAACTTGACGTCTTTTTCTGTCGAAACTTGTTTGTGATACTCCTTACGACGCTGTCTTTTGAGGCGTTTTTGCTCACGAAGAGCCTCTGCGTCCTCATCTACCGCGCCACCGACCACCATTTCTTTTTGGCGTGCGCGTTCATCAGCTTCATCGGAGTCGTCATCGTGTTGTGGCTCAGGAGAAGGGATACTTTCTGGCAACTCAATGGTTGCTGAACCGTCTTTTTCTTCCTGAATAACAATAACTTCTTGTTCTGCTACCTGATTATCGGTACTCATACGAATGCCCTCACTTCAAGTGGATTTCCAGTAATTCTGGCAATCACTTCGTGGTCATTCAACACCATAAATTCGACGTTTTCGTCGTCTCCATGCGGAACAACCCATCGGTCGCCAGTCCATTTAGGTACGCGAAGGTAGTCGCCTTCTTTGCACCATATGCCCTCGACCCAAGGTTCCATTGTGTCGCGCTTTTTAAACGCTAATGGCCCCATCGCTACCACTTTGGCAACGGGATTTTGCGCTCGTTCAGTGTCGCGTGTTTCTTCAGGCAGGATAATCCCCGATTGTGTCATTCGTTTCTTGGCTTTGCGCAGTTGTACTAATACTCTTGCACCAAGGGGAATCGCACCGGGGTCTACAAGAGGAAAGGCTTCCTCTAAATCAGCGGCATTACCCGCTACCGTGCTATCTGTCATCTTCATCTTCTCTCAAAAGGTGGTTAAGAATCTCAAGGGATGCCTCAAGTCCTAAGTTCTCCCCGACTAGACGTTGGTATGCATAGTAGTCAGACGCATTTCCATGCGCTAACCCTTGTGCAATCTCAGCCTGACGCGCTTCTACAGCGCTTACAAAGTCGGAAATTAACTTCATGCGTTGGACTTATCAACACCCTTGGGTTGGGAAAAATTCCCGTGGTCGCTGTTAGCTAGTGGCATAGTCGCTGTTGACTTCTCTTTTAATGATTCGCCTGTAATCCATGCGCCAGCCGCCATGCGGGTCTTCTGACGTACTTGCTCAGATTGCATTTCTTTAACTTCTTTTTCCATTTCATTCTCCTAAGTTGCGTTGGGTTTGCTTGTTTAAAGCGATTGCAGTCTTTTCCTGCTCTTGCCGTAGCTTGACCTCATCTACGGTCAATTCTGCGGTCTTAATACGTTCAGTGGTAAGGTTGTTTTCGGCGTTCATAGCAATCTTGGCCTCCTGCTCTTGTTGGTCTTTTGCCATTTCGGCTTGGAACTTCTGACCATCGAAAGCAAGACGTGCTTGGTCTGCGGCAGTACGACGTTGTGTTTCTGCCATAGATGCTTGCAATACCGCTTGAGCCTCGCCTTCTAATGGAGGTGGTGGTGGTTTGAACTGTTGCATGAGTTGGCCTAATTGCTCTAGTGCAGGCATAACACCTTGGAAAACTTGAGCGGAGTCCAAACTAACGTGGTCGGACGCCACCGCAATAGCGCGGTCAATTTCTTTAGCAATCTTGCTTTCCTCATACTTGCCCAATTTGACGTCTCCAGCCGCCAAGACGTAACCTTGCACCTGTTGGGTATACCAAAGCATCATGTGTTGCTTAATATGCTCTAAAGCCTGCGGGATGAACTTAGGTGCAATAAGACGATTTGAGCCTAGCGTTGGGTCAAGCGCAAAGGTTAAGTGCGTTTGGATATGCGCTAAATGGTCTTGACGTGGGTAAGCAAATGCTGGCTTGCCTAACGCCATCGCGCTATTCTCATCTGCCGCATTCAACTCTGCGGGTTTACCCGTATTAGGCATAAGTTCGTTGACGTTAGGAACTTTTAGCTGTTTGAGCATACGACTGACTACAGCACGTTGGTCAAATATGGCAGGAAACTGTGCAGAAAGTTGCATGACAGATTGCATCTGTGCAACACGCTGTGTTTCCGAGAAGATATGTGGGTCGCTAACAGGAACTACGTCGCTGTTACGTTTAAAGTCTGAACGCTTAATAGGCAACTCGGCAACAATATCGCCTTTACGTTGCTCATCCAAGTGCCAACGATTGATACGTCCCAGAACGTGCAAAACACGTCTTTGAGCATCATGCAAACGTGAATGAATAGATGAGAAAACTACGGCTCCCTGCTCAATCAACGCTTGTGTTGTACCTACAGGCATATTGCTATTGGCATCGGCAATTTTTTCCTCAGCAGTAGTAACTACACCTTTGGCCTGATTAGTCAGCCAACCCAACAACTCAAAAAGTACAGGAGAAGGAGGGTTAAATGGCATAGGCATAGCAATTTTGCGGATGTCATCCACTCCAATACCGCCTTCAATCTCTGTTACCTGCGTAATTTCAATTTGGTCGGACTGTCCTGAGACCTTTGCACCCTTCAATTTCAACATTGTTAGGGAGTTGTTAACGTGCGCAGTGTCCAACAAGGCGCGTAATGCACCCGTAGAGGCGGCAGAAAGACCTCCGATGAGATGAGGTAGCCCAATAGCATAAGCGCCTCGCCACGGGATGAATTTGAACTCAATAATCCAATCTAATTTAGTAAAGGTTTCGTCACCTTCTTCCCAATTACGATATAAACCAACAACTGAGTTGTCAAGTTCGTCAATCATTAAGATATAAGGCGCGGTATCACCCTTAGTACGCTCGTCTTCTTCTAAATCCAACCATGTGTAGATGTGATATACGCGACGTAAACCGTCTTCACCGTCTTGGAATTGCTTGCCTTCAATCTTGGCGTTGGCTTTCTCCGCCGCAGTTTGTTCTGGTTCTGACGTAGTGCGAATAAAATTGATGTCGCGGTATAAACCACGGTCAATACGTTGTTTAAATTCCCATTCGCTGATGTCCTGCTGTTCTGTTACACGCTGTGAGGTGTAAAAGTTGGCTGACGCGAAAGGGAGCAGGATGTTGTCAATGGCAACGAACTCAGCGCACGGTCTACGCTTCTTATCGTCGAACCACAGTTTCATAAACTGTGAACCACCCAACGGCAATTGGGTCAGCATTTGCTCCTGCTCGTCCCTAAACTCTTCAATCTGTTCGGTTAATTGCCAATTCATGTAGTCGCGCTTACGCTCTGCAACTTCAGTCTTTTCGTCTGTGACCTCGCCAATAATCTTAGTCTTGGCTGGGCCATCTGGCGGAAACATTTCTTTGATTGCGCGAGAAGCAAAGTCTACACAAGCCTCTGCCATCATTGGGTGTACTACTTTGGAGGCTCCGAGGAACTGAGCGCCGCCGGGGGCGTCATCGCCCATACCCGTCCTACGCAAACCCTCTTCATATTGCTTGTCACGCTTCTTTCGTGCTTGGCGGTCATTGTCAAGTAGTTCGATGTATCGCATAGCTAAAGAATCTAACTCACGCACGCTGATAACTTCCTCAGCCAAATTGGCATAAAAGTCTTCGTCTTCTGCTGGGCCTTTGAAGTCTGCAAGACTTACAACAGCGGAACCGTCAGGCAACTCCTCAACATCAGGTTCTTCGCCGGGGAGCATATCTACTTCCGCACCTCCCTCTTCAGTCATGCGTATACCTTCAATAAAGCGGTCTTGGTCAGGGCCAATTGGGTAATCTGTTGCCATGTTTTAATCCTTATCTTGCCATAGCGGACAATCCGCCTTGTCGTTTTTTGGGTTCCTGTTTAGCAGGCTTTGCTCCACTAATCTTCTTGATACCCTTCTTAATTAATCCTGCTGGCATAAGAACTCCAGCAACAGTCTCGGCTATAGGAAACTCATTTTCCCCAACCATACCTACCTTACGCATAGCATCAATGTATTGCTCACTACCAAACCAAGGCTTTTCGGACGACAGATTGGTATCAGCAAGGGCGTCAACCCCCATCAATCCTAAGTTCAATAAGTCAGGAATTCCGCCAAGGTATTGAGCGCCAGTGCGAAGAGCAAAGTCCTTTACCCCTCGTGCAGATTTAAGTTGGCTGGCTTCGTCCTTGACGTTTTGCTTTGCCCACTCATAGACTTCTGGCGCATTACGCTTGATGTTCTCCCAATCTTTCTCCGTCAGCAGTGGCTCACGTCGTGAGCCTTCCGTCATAGGAGTCATCTCAGGGAAGGCAATACCACCACCGTCAAAGTGTTGGGCGTCTTTAAATTGGAGCGTCTTGAATGCCGCACCACCTTCAGCGTATATATCTGGCAATTCAATTTCGGAACGCTGAATTTTTTTATCAAAAACGGAATTGTTCTTGACATTTTTCTTAGCCCATTCATATATTTCTGGCGCGGTTTGTTTTAATTCTTCCAAACTAGGTACATTAAACTTTTCTGGCAACACCATATTGTTAGTCATGGCAAGTTCTTTTTTCAAAGCATCTATATATTCTTCTTGAGAGCGACGAGGAAAAGGTTCGCGTAATTCAGCACGCGGTAGCAATTGAA